GCCATAGTCATACTTCTGGTTTCGCATTATTCCCACGGATGGCACTCGTTCGCCTTTTTTCAAACCGGCTTGCCAACTGTCTTCAATGTGCTTTGCAACCTCACTATATGGCCAGTAGGTTTTTGGCCTTATTTTCCCACGCTGGCGACGTTTCAGTTGGTGCCGCCGGCATGGTCGCTGACCATTGAACTGACTTTCTACCTTCTTTTGCCGGCGATGCTGGCCAGGGCCTGGGTGGTTCAGATAATTACGGCATTGGCGTTGGTGGCATTTTGCCTGGCCACACAAGGGATCATTCAATCGGAGCTCTATTCATACCGAATGCTGCCAGCGCCATTGCTCTATATCGTGCTCGGCCATGCCCTTTACGCTCGGAAATCTCGCCTTCTTGCGATTATCTATGCCGTACTGGTTGTCGACTTGGCTTGGGTGATAGTGGCTCACAAATTGGGCATGGGCTTCAATCCAGGGATATTCCTTGGGGTTTTCGTCGGTACGGCACTGGTCGCATGGAGTGCCCGGATTCGTTCCTGGCGATTTGATGACCTCTTCGGAAGGATGTCCTATGGCTGTTATCTGGGGCATTGGCCGCTGTTGACTGTCGTCCATCCTCACGCTGAGCACGCCTGGATGATGGTGCCTTTTGCAATGGCCTCGGCAGGTCTTGGCTGGCTTTCTTACAAGTTGGTCGATGCGCGTTTGATCAAACGTCGCCGGCGCCTGGCGCCACTGATGTCGCAATCGGTGAATGCATCGGTTGTGCATGAGTTTGGCCTCGCTGCGGCGGCTCGCAATGAGGCAAACAGCGTTTCGTGACTGAAGCGGCAATGGCAATGGAGCGGCAATTGCCAGCAACTGGATTTTCCGGGCGTGTGTGGAAGAATCAACGGCGCCGTGCCACAGAGCGCAGTGGCGTAACTTTCCGAAACCGAGGCGAGCGCCCATGGATACTTCCGATGAGAATTTGGGGCTGCTTGCCCATGAAGTGGCTGAAGCCGTTCAGCAACAAAAGTTGATGCTGGTCACGGCCGAGTCCTGTACGGGCGGCTGGATCGCCAAAACCTTGACCGACCTGCCGGGTAGTTCGGCCTGGTTCGATGCCGGCGTGGTGACCTACAGCTATGAGGCGAAAGAAGCCTTACTCGGGGTCAATCCGCGCACGCTGGAACACGCCGGTGCAGTCAGCGAGGAAACCGTGCTGGAGATGGTTTCCGGCGCGCTGGCCCGTTTCGGTGCCGGTGTGGCGGTGGCGGTGACCGGCATCGCCGGTCCTTCGGGCGGCACGCCAGGAAAACCGGTCGGTACGGTCTGGATCGGCTGGAAACGACGCGGTGGCTACGCGCATGCCCGCCTGTTCCATTTTCCGGGCGATCGTGAGGCGGTGCGGCGGCAAACCGTGGCCGCCGCGCTCATCGGCGTGCGGAAAACGCTGACCGAGTGAAGCGCTGCCAGCCTCCAGACAGGCTTGACCGGTGTGGGATACTCGGTGTGTTGCAGCGGTCGCACACTGATCGCAGCCCGTGAGACCCGATCCGGGCATCATGCATTCCAATCACAGCCCAACCGGAATACCTACGATGGATGACAACAAGCGCAAGGCGCTCACCTCCGCTCTCGGCCAGATCGAAAAGCAGTTCGGCAAGGGCGCGATCATGCGCATGGGCGACCGCGTCAACGAGGCGATCGAAACCGTCTCCACCGGCTCGCTGGGGCTGGATATCGCGCTCGGTGTCGGTGGCCTGCCGCGCGGCCGCGTGGTCGAGATCTACGGGCCGGAATCGTCCGGCAAGACCACGATGACCCTGCAGGCGATCGCCAGCTGCCAGCGCGCTGGCGGCACGGCTGCGTTCATCGATGCCGAGCACGCGCTCGATCCGACCTATGCCGAGAAGCTGGGAGTCAAGGTCGACGACCTGCTGGTGTCGCAGCCGGATACGGGCGAGCAGGCGCTGGAAATCGCCGACATGCTGGTGCGCTCCGGCGCGGTCGACATGGTCGTGGTCGACTCGGTCGCCGCATTGACGCCGAAGGCGGAAATCGAGGGCGAGATGGGTGACTCCCACGTCGGCCTGCATGCCCGCCTGATGAGCCAGGCGCTGCGCAAGCTCACCGCCAACATCAAGAAGTCAGGCACCCTGGTGATCTTCATCAACCAGATCCGCATGAAGATCGGCGTGATGTTCGGCAGCCCCGAAACCACCACCGGCGGCAACGCGCTGAAGTTCTACGCCTCGGTGCGCCTGGACATCCGTCGCATCGGCGCGGTGAAGAAAGGTGACGAGATCATCGGTTCGGAAACCCGTGTCAAGGTGGTCAAGAACAAGGTGGCGCCGCCGTTCCGCCAGACCGAATTCGAGATCCTGTATGGCGAAGGCACCTCGCGCGAAGGCGAGATCATCGAACTGGGCGTCAGGGAAAACCTGATCGACAAGTCCGGCGCCTGGTACAGCTACAACGGCGACCGCATCGGCCAGGGCAAGGAGAACGTGCGCCAGTTCCTGCGCGACAACCCGGCGATCGCCAACGAGATCGACAAGCAGCTGCGCGATCGACTGCTGGTGCAAGCCGGCAAGCCGGCGGTCGCCGCGGAAGAGGCGCTCGAGGAAGCGTGATCTGTGTCGGTTGACTATTTTTCGCGAAAAGCATGGCCCGGCTCGTCCGGGCCATGTGCGTTTGCATGGCCATGAAACGCCGCCCCGGCCCGGATGACCCGGCCAAGCCGAAGCGCAGCGCCTACGACAAGGCGCTGGGGTTGCTGGCGCGGCGGGAGCACTCACGCAAGGAACTGAAGACCAAGCTGCGTCAGGGCGGTTACGAAGGTGAGGAAACCAGTGCCGCGATCGATCGTCTTGGCGAGCAGCATTACCAGGACGACGACCGTTTCGCCGAAGTGTTGCTGCGCAGCCGAATCGCCCAGGGTTACGGACCGATGCGTTTGCGCGTGGAGCTGAAAAGCCACGGTCTGAGCGATGCGCGCATCCGTGAATTGCTGGACGAGGCGGAGGTGGACTGGCGCGCGTCGGCCGCCACCCAGTTGCGCCGCCGCTATGGCAACGCGGGCACGAGCGACCACGCCGAACGCGCCCGTCGGGCGCAATTCCTCTTGCGCCGCGGCTTTGCCGCCGCCACAGTACGGAGTGTTACCCACGCCGATGTGGACGAAGCTGCCGACGATATGCCCTGAAATCCCGCCTCCGGGACGAAGGGGCGATCCCTCGAGTGGCTTGGCCGCGGTGTGGCCTCTTGCCGCCAGCCACTCTTGATCCGCATGAAAACCTCCGAAATCCGTTCCGCTTTCCTCGACTACTTCCGCTCCAAGGACCACACCATCGTGCCGTCCAGCTCGCTGGTGCCGTCCAGCGACCCGACGTTGCTGTTCACCAACTCGGGCATGGTGCAGTTCAAGAACGTGTTCCTGGGCAGCGAAAAACCTGGCTACGTCCGGGCAGCCGACGTGCAGCGTTGCCTGCGGGCCGGTGGCAAGCACAACGATCTGGACGCCGTGGGCTACACCGCGCGCCACCACACCTTCTTCGAGATGCTGGGCAACTGGTCGTTCGGCGACTACTTCAAGCGCGACGCGATCGCTTATGCGTGGGAACTGCTCACTGGCGTGTTCAAGCTGCCGGCCGACAAGTTGTGGGTCACCGTCTATCACACCGACGACGAAGCCTTCGACATCTGGAACAAGCAGGTCGGCGTGCCGGCCGAACGCATCGTGCGCATCGGCGACAACAAGGGCGCGCCGTTCGCCTCGGACAATTTCTGGCAGATGGCCGACACCGGTCCGTGCGGTCCGTGCACCGAGATCTTCTACGACCACGGTGCGGAGATCGCCGGCGGCCCGCCCGGCTCGCCGGACGAGGACGGCGATCGCTACATCGAGATCTGGAATCTGGTGTTCATGCAGTTCGACCGCGCGCCCGACGGCACGCTGAGCCCGCTGCCGGCGCCGTGCGTGGATACCGGCATGGGCCTGGAGCGCCTCGCCGCGGTGCTGCAGCACGTGCATTCGAACTACGAGATCGACCTGTTCGCGCACCTGATCCGCGTAGCCGGCGAACTCACCGGTACGAAGGACCTCGGCAACAAGTCGCTGCGCGTGATCGCCGATCACATCCGCGCCTGCTCGTTCCTGATCGTCGACGGCGTGCTGCCGTCCAACGAAGGTCGCGGTTACGTCCTGCGTCGGATCATCCGCCGCGCCTTGCGCCATGGCTGGATGCTTGGCGTGCGCGGTGACTTCTTCTGGAAAATGGTGCAGCCGCTGGTCGAGGAAATGGGCGCGGCCTATCCCGAGCTGTCGGCAAAGCAGGCCTTCGTCGAAGATGCGCTGCGCACCGAGGAGCAGCGCTTCGGCGAAACGCTGGAACATGGCATGCGATTGTTCGATGACGTAGCTGGTAAATCCGACAAGATCATCCCGGGCGTCGACGCTTTCCGTCTATACGACACCTACGGTTTCCCGGTGGACCTCACCGCCGACATCGCGCGCGAGCGTGGCCTCGAGGTCGACATGGCCGGCTTCGAGCAGGCCATGAATGAACAGCGCGAACGCGCCCGTGCAGCGGGCAAGTTCGAAGCCAAGGGTCAGATGCCGGCCGAGCTGGCCAGTCAGCTGCAGCCCACCGTGTTCCTTGGCTACGAAGCGCTGCAGGGCAGCGGCAGCAAGGTGCTTGGCATCGTGCGCGGCGGCAAGCAGGTCGATCAGCTGGGCGAGGGTGAGGAGGGCCTGGTGATCCTCGATCGCACGCCGTTCTACGCCGAGTCGGGTGGCCAGGTCGGCGATACCGGCACGCTGTCCAATGCGTCTGGTCGTTTCGAGGTCGGCGATACGTTGAAGATGGGCGGCGTGTTCTTTGGCCACGCCGGCCGCTGGCATGGCGCGCAGCCGCTGCGCGCTGGCGATGTTGTCGATGCTGCCGTGAATGCATCGCGGCGCCAGGCGATCGTTCTCAATCATTCGGCCACCCATTTGTTGCACGCCGCCTTGCGTCAGGTGCTGGGCACGCACGTTACGCAGAAGGGTTCGTTGGTGGCGCCGGAACGGCTGCGGTTCGATTTCTCGCAGCACAAGCCGATGAGCCACGACGAACTGGCCCGGGTCGAGGCCCTGGTGAACGCCGAGGTGCGCCGCAACGCGACCGCCGAAGTGCACAACATGGGCTACGACCAAGCGATCGAGTTCGGAGCGATGGCGTTGTTCGGCGAGAAGTATGGCGATGAGGTGCGCGTGCTGAAGATCGGTGATTTCTCCACCGAACTGTGCGGCGGTACCCACGTCAGTCGCACCGGCGACATCGGCCTGTTCAAGATTGTCAGCGAAGCGGGCGTAGCCTCCGGCGTGCGCCGTATCGAGGCGGTTACCGGAGATGGCGCGTTGGCGCATGTCGCTGACGAGGAGCGTCGCCTCGCCGAGTTTTCGCAACTGCTTTCCAGCAGTGGCGACGACGCCGTGGAAAAGCTGCGCCAACTGTTCGAACGCCAGAAAAAACTCGAGCGTGAGCTGGAATCGTTGCGCAGCAAGGCCGCCGGTTCTGCCACTGCCGACTTGGCGGATTCGGCAACGCTTGTTGATGGCATCAAGGTTGTCGCCGCCCGATTGGAAGGACTCGATGCGAAGTCCTTGCGCGACAGTGTGGATCAACTCAAACAGCAGCTTGGCGACTGTGTGATTCTGCTGGCTGGAGCCGCCGATGGCCGTGTCTCGCTGATCGCCGGAGTACACGGCAAGGCGCTGGATCGGATCAAGGCCGGCAGCGTGGTTGCCCACGTTGCCGCGCAGATCGACGGCAAGGGCGGCGGTCGCGCGGACATGGCTCAGGGTGGTGGTATGGACGCCTCGAATCTGCCAGCAATCCTCGCATCGTTGCCGCAATGGATTGCTGCGCAGTAACCAAGAACGTTGCAACCTGAATGTGCCATTTGTCACGATCCAAGCTCATTGCACAGGTGAATGACGCTCAGTTACTATCGAACAGGTGTCGGCGCGATCGGTAACGGTTGCGTCGCCAGTCAGGACGCTCAGGAGTGTTTTGGCTGTGAGCCGGGAAGGCGGTAGGGCCTTCGACGGATCAATCGTCGAACTGTGGATGGATGGACGCTCAGGGGTGAGGCACCGTCAATCCACAGGCCTGTGACCAACAGCTTTTATGGAGTAGCAAAATCATGTTGATTCTGACCCGCAGGGTCGGTGAGACCCTGATGATCGGCGACGAGGTGACCGTCACCGTTCTTGGAGTGAAAGGCAACCAGGTGCGTATCGGTATCAATGCACCCAAGACAGTAGCCGTCCACCGCGAAGAAATTTATCAGCGGATCAAGGGCGAGCACGAGACGGACCATGTGTCCGATGAGTCCGCCGAACACTGATCGTATGAATTAAGACTTTACCTGGACCACGCCGGTCAGTATCCTTGCCGGCTCCGCAGCAATGCGGAACAAAACCCGGAGAGATGCCCGAGTGGCCGAAGGGGCTCCCCTGCTAAGGGAGTATCGGGTCAAAAGCCTGATCGAGGGTTCGAATCCCTCTCTCTCCGCCAGATGACACAGACCCCTGTTTTTACAGGGGTTTTTGTTGGGCGGAGGAAAAGCAGGCGGGACACAAATCGGGACACACCCGATGAAGATCCCGCACTATCTCCACCGCGCCCCGTCCGGGGTTTGGCACTACCGCCAACGCCTGCCCCGCGACCTTGCCGCGATGTTGAACAAGCAAGCCATCAAGCGCTCACTCCACACTTGCGACCTGCGTAGCGCGCAACGCGCAGCGTTCGATCTATCGGGGCGGTATGCTCTGATTTTCGCAGCGACGCGACAGGGACAGGGTATGAGCGGCAAGCATTGGGACGATGATGCGGTGGCGGCGATGATGCGCAACATCAACGAAGCCGCGCCGGGTGGAGTTTCAACGTGGAAGGTCAACGGGCCGGGCGGATGGTCGGTAGAAACTACGACGGGCACGCCCGAAGACCACGAGGGCGCGCGCGAAGTGGCAAAAGAAATGTTCCAGCGCTATGCCGAACTTGCACAAGCCGCGCCCGTTTCCTCGCCCGTGGAACCTAAGCCGCGCGGCCCGTCTATCTCGGAACTGGTGAAGGTTCCGATCAAGGCCGGTGTGGCCGCCGAAGCATTCTTGAAGAGCATCGCGCCGGGCAAAGACAAGCAGGGTCAGGCTACCGGCGCACTGCCGAAAACCCACACTCTGAAAGCAGCGGCGGTGAATGGATTTGTAGCCCACTACGGCGAGCGCAAACCGCTGGACGCCGCTGGGCGGTATCAGATCGGCGGATGGGTGGACGCATTGCGGGCATCCGGTCTAGCAACACCGACCATCGTCAACAAACTTTCATATCTCGGCGGGTTTTTCACTTGGGCGGCGGCGCGCGACCACTACCCCGCGTTTCGGAAGGAAGAAAACCCGACGAAGGGTCACATTGTTTTCAGCAAGACAGAAAAGCGACAGCGGCGGGCGCTGGGGTTTAAACCGTTCACGGTGGAGCAGGTTCAAACCCTCTACACCACGGCGGCGATGACGAAACTCAGCGAAGCGGCGCGGTGGGGTGCGCTGATCGGCCTCTACACCGGGGCAAGGGTCGCGGAGGTTGGTCAACTTGCGCTGGTGGACTTCACGACCATCGACGGGGTTCAGTGCATCACCATCACCGGCGATGGTGAGGGGCAGAGCGTCAAGAACGACGACAGCGGGCGAACCATCCCGATCCATCCTGACTTGTTGGCGCTGGGGCTAATGGAACGGGTGGAGGCATTGCGCACGGCCGACGAAAAACGCCTATTCCCCGGCGTGAAAATGGACGGTGTCAACGGTGCGGGCAATTGGCTCTCTAAGGCTTTCTCGAAACACATCGAACGGGCGCAGTTCCCGAAGTTGGCAAAGGGGCGGTATGGGTTCCACAGCCTGCGCAAGAACGCGGTAGAGACCATGAAGGCGGCGAAGGTTCCGCTTGAATGGCGGTGCGCGTATGTGGGCCACGATCTTGAAGAAGAACATGTAGAGGCATACAGCGGCGATTATGGGCCGAAGCAAATGCTTGAAGCGGTAGCGCCGGGATTGGGCTGGAACTTGAACCTAGACGGCTTGCGCAGGTTGTTGAAATCCGCGCCGTGATGAACGAAGCCCCCCGCAAGGGGGCTTTTCATTTCTGTCGGGAGCGCTGGCGGGATTCCATGTGTGCAATACCCGTCTCGCGAAATTGCGAGGCCAAAGCATTGCCAGCGGGATGAGCCAGCGCGGCCACGTCACGGAGTAACGCACCGACCAAGATCGCCGGATCGAGATCCGCAGCACCAGCAGCGATCACGAGGCCGCCGAGTTTGATTTTGCGATGAGCGTCAGCGCGTTTGGTTTCAGAAACGAGGCGGGCGCGGAGCCGGGCGACTTGATCTTGTGCAGCGGCGAGGCGTTGGTCGATGGAGCGTTGAGCGCGGGGCATAGGGCTGGCCGGTTGTGGAGTTGCTCCCAGATGTATCTCAGGGATTGCAGCCGTCAAGGGCATCGACTTGACGGCGGGCGGGTTTCGATCAGGATCAAGGGAGAGGCAAACGGCGGGCAGTTCACGAGCGGGAGCAAGTGCGCACTTATACAAACCTTCGGTTTGTGTGCGCCCCCTACGGGGGGAGGGTCAGAGCCAAGCCGAAGCAACCGCAAGATGTAGCGAGTCGCGATATTCCGGCCCGCTGGGGTGAGATAAATCCATAGCTCGTCGCTTTGCACTGTCTGCAATGGAATTGCGCATAGAGCAAGCCCAAGATTCTACCGCCTCGCCACGGAGCGGTCAGCCTTCCTTGCCCGGCGGCTTGTAGATGCCCCACCGCCGCTCGATGGTCGGCCAGTTCGCACGCACCCATGCCTCAAGGTGCTTTTTCGCGGTCCGGGCGTACCTGTAGCGGACGCGGTGCTCTCGAAGTCCTGGCCGGTGGCGCAGCAGGAATTTCGGATACACGATCAGCCACCATTGGCCGTCGATGCGCTCGACCTTGGCGAAGCTATCCGTGTGCGTGGGCCGCTTGACGCTGGCGAACCACCGATCGATCGGTGGCCCGGCGCCGCTGGCCCGGGCCCATGTCACCTCTATGTCGTACGGCATCGTCTACGGATCGCGGTGGTCGTCGACGGCATGGTACTAGGCGATTGAGGACGCCCGGGTCATCGGCTGGCGCGGCTATAGGTACCACCGCCGGACTCACCGGGCATCGTCATCGTGCACCACCTCGCGACCTGGTGCTGTCGGTGAAGGCGGACATTGGTGTCAGCGCGTGGTGATCAGCAGCTCGCCAGCGGGCTTCTTGCCGCCGCCGATGGTGTACGTGGTGGCCAGCTGCCGGCGTTTGAAGTGGGCGAACACGCGGCGGATATCGGGGTGGTCATTGATGCTTAGGATGGCGCGCCCCTGCAAGCGGGCCATGACGTCGGCGAGCTGCTCGTACTCCGACCAGGGGAACGCATTGGCGTAGCCCTCGGTTTGCCAGTACGGCGGGTCCAGGTAAAACAGAGTGTCGGGTCGGTCGTACCGGCGGATGCACTCCTGCCACGTGAGGTGCTCGATGGTGACCCTGGCCAGGCGCAGGTGCGCAGCGGATAGATCCTCCTCCAGGCGCAGCAGGTTGAGCCGCGGCGGGCACGTGGCGGACGTGCCGAAGTGTGTGCTGCTGACCTTGCCGCCGAACGCCAGCTTCTGCAGGAACAGGAACCGCGCCGCGCGCTGGATATCGGTCAGGGTTTCCGGCCGTTCCATCTTGGCCCAGTCGAACATCTCGCGACTGGCCAGCGCCCAGCGGAACTGGCGCACCAGCTCGTCCAGGTGATGGCGAACGCAGCGGTACAGGTGCACCAGCTCGGAGTGCATATCGTTGAGCACCTCCACCGGGGCGGGGTTGCGCATGAACAGCAACGCGGCGCCGCCGGCGAAGGGCTCGACGTAACACCGATGCGGGATGTCAAAGAGCGGGAGGATGTGCTTTGCCAGCCTGCGCTTTCCGCCGGGCCAGGCGAGGATCGGTCGTGCCATGTGTGTCTCCACTTCTGAGATCGAGGGTTCATACGCTGCCCGTGCCGTGATCACGGAAGGGGCCGCGCTTGATCCACGTCCTGTCGTGGAGAGAGGCCGGGCTGTTGACGCAGCCCGGCGCTCCGTTTGGCTCTATTCGGCGAACACCCGGTAAGGGCTCACCGGCGTAATGACGTAAGCGACGGCCGCTGCCGGCAGCTCGCCGATGAAGTTGACGTGCCATCCGGGCAGCACTGTCGGTGCCACGACCTCATTGCCCTCCATGTCCCACTCGCCGCCCTCGGCGATGACGCCCACCGGATCGAGGGTGTGCACGAAGCTGGCAGTGATCCAGCCATCGTCGCTGCTGTAGTAATCCGACAACGCCGATTGCGCGGCGATCTCGTCGGGGAAGCGCAAATAGATAGTGGTCATGGGGCCAGCCGCTGCAGTTCCGCGTTGGGGCGGCGTGTTGGGTAATACGTCATCGTTTTGACGTAGCCGTGCATCGGAATCGAGGCCGTCGCATTGTCTCGTCCCACACCCAGCGAAGTAATTCCCACGGCATTGTCGCCGGCACTATCTGCGGCAACGCTGCCGCCGTTTGCGGTGATAGCGAAGCTATCCTGGGCCCATGCTTGAGCGACTCGAAAGGGGACGTAGGGCGCCATGAACCCTCCTGCCTGAGCAAGGCTGGCGGAGGTGACCCCATTCCCCACAACGAGCATTTGGACGTTGTTGGCCGCGTTCTGATAGCAGATGATGCGGTTGCCTGTCGTGCCATCCCAAAAGCCATAAGGGCGGCAGGCAGAGCCCCCCGACGAGAACAACATCATTCCCTCTATCCGCATGGCCCCACCCAGTGGATTGAACCCAATCTTGGTCACATCCGCGACTTCCGACAGGTCCGCGCTTCGGGTCACCGTTGCGGCGGCAGTCGGGATGTAACTGGATACGGAGTCGACTTCCAGCTGATACCCGCTAACGACGAACGTCCGGCTGCTCTGGGTCGAATACTTCGCAACGCCAACGACAAAACCACCTGCGGTTGCCTGCAGCTTTGTCGCACTGACGCGGTAGATCCCGCCACCCATCGGCGTGACGATGAACCCGGTAGTCACCGCAGCCGATCCGATGCTGAAGAGGAAGTCGGATGTGACGTCTGTCGACGTTCCTGGGACCGGCGCCCCGCCGTCGTCCATGCGAATGAATACGCTGAATGCGTACGTCGTGGCCGCTGCCAACGTCACGCCCTTATAGGCGGTGACATTCGACCCGGTGACCGGGAACCCAATCCCGGTGGCGAAATGGCCGAGCCACGACAACCCCGATACCGCCGTCGAGCCTATATGCGTAGTCAGGTCTGCCACGCCATTCGGGAACTCACTCTGGGTGCAGAGATTGGTTCGCGGCCTCTCGCATAGGTAGCCAAGATAGCTCCCGTCGCCGTCGTACTCGAACGCCGGCACGCCAGCAGCGACTTGTCGCAATGTGCCGTCCGCACCGAGCACCCACTTCGTCGACGCCCGCGCAAACGACACCGCCGGATGCAGCCTGCCCGGCTCAACAATGTTGATCTGCCCACGCGTGCGCAGGCTGCCGAGGCCGAGACTCATGCCAGCACACCGCTGGCGACCATGCCGCTGATCGCACCGCTGTGGTCGATCTCCAAGCCCAGCCATTCCATTGCGCTGGCAGCTGTCGAGGCGACCCACGTGCCGCCCGCCGTCTTGCCTGCGGCGGGGCTGGCCACGGCGTAGGCGGTGGCGCCCATCAGCAGGCGGATGCGCACCTCGGCCACCTTGCCGGCGGCAGGCGGGTGGCTGACGGTCCAGCTGGTGATGGCTTCGGTCGGTGTGAGGTCGAACACCTCGCCAGCAGCCAGGTCGATATTCACGACGCCGGCGGCGCTGGCCAGCGTGCCGATCGGGCGCGCGATGCTGTTGCCGGTGTCGCCCTTGGGGCCGACCATCACGCTCAATGGCACCTGGACGGTGTCGCCGTCCTGCAATGCGGCCACGACTTCGTCGCCGGTGATCGGGCCGGCGGCCGGCAGCCCGGAGAACGGTTTGAAGAGGGGATCGGCCATGTCAGGCTCCGGTGATCAGGATGTCGCCGTTTTCGGCGGTGAGGATGTCGCCCGCTTCGGTCACCAGGATCTGGTGCCGCACGTAGCCGAACGTGACGCTGGCGCGCTGCCAGCTGCTGTAGCCGTCGCGCAGCGCTTCCACGTCGACGCGCACCACGCCGTCGGCGGTGAGTGCCGGCGCGGTGTAGGTGGTGCCGGCTTGCGCAGCGCTGGTGCTTTTCAGCACGCCGCCGAGGTAGACGCGCACGACGTAGGTGGTGCCGGCTTCGGGGCCGACGTTGCCCTGGGCGGTGTCGACGAGTTGGTCCGCCTGCAGGAGGCGATCGCGATGCGACCACGCAATGCGCAGCTCGCCGGCGATCATCGCCGGGTAAGCCGTCTCCTGGATGCGCAGGTTGCCCGGCGGGTACGGGCGAATCTGCCGGTCATTGAGCGTGAGGCTGACGGCCGTGGCGGCGGCGGGATCGAGCTCGCCGGCACCGGTGCGCGTGAGCAGCTTGGCGTTGACGGTTTCGCCGCCGACGTATTCGGTGGTGCTGTAGCCGGCGAGATCCTGGTAACACCAGAGCCGCGCGCCCAGCGCATGCGCGGCCGGCACGGTGTCGCCGCAGCCACGGGCGATGGTGACCACGCCGGTGGTAGGGTCGACGGCATCGATGCGCACCATCTCGTCGTCGATCAGCGCGGCCGTGCCCACCACGACCAGGTCCAATGCATCCGGGCCGGTCACGGTGATCACGTCCGGACCGGCCCCGGCAGGCAGTGCGTCGGACAGCAGCCCGCCGGGCAGGAAGTCGCCACTGCCGGCGGGCGCGTAGGCATTGGTGCCGATGCGCGACACGATGCCGAAGTTGTAGTTGACGCCGACCGGCCGCGCCGCGAACGCGGCGAGGTAGCCGGCATCGCTGGCCAGCACGTTCAGGTCAGCCTGGCGCAGGCGATGCGCGAGGTCGCGGTACGGCACCTCGAACAGACGCTGCACGGTGATCGGGTGCGGCGTGGTATCGGGTGGCACCCAGCCGGTGGGCTGGCTGGCCATGTAGGTCGTCTGCGGCAGGCCGTAGACGTCCTGCGAGCAGGTGAGCGTCAGCGGACTGTTGGGGCGATCGCCGCGGCCGACCTCCAGCACGCGCAACGGCATCTTCACAATGCCTTTGCGCTTCAAGCTGAAGGCGATGACCATGCCCTTCTTGATGCGCCACAGCGAACTCTTCACCTTGATCTCGACCGATGCCGGCAGGCAGCTCTTGGAGTGGCAGTCGCGGGCGGCGGCGCGCTCGCCCTGGCTGGCCTTGTAGAAGCCCGCGTATTCGGTGCTCTGGTCGACCACCTTGCCCTGCGCCTGGATGTTGGCCAGGTTCTGTGCCGGCGGCGTGTTGGCGTCCGTGTCGGTGGCCAGGTCATGGTATTTCACGGTGACCTGGTTGACCGTGTCCGCCAGCAGTGTCTGCTGGAAGCGCGTCAGCTCCAGGATGTTGCTCTCGTCGACCACGATCAGGTCGTCGACGTCGTAGTCGCCGCGCACCAGCACGATTTGCTGTTTGAGCGTCTCCGGATCTTCCGTGGTCATCGCGCCGATGTGGTCGAGCACGCTGGCCACAAACGTGGCCATCGGCGTGCTTCGGCGCCAGCCCAGGCACAAGCCGAGGTCTTCATCCTTGATCGTTTGCGCGCAGGCCTTGAAATTGTCCAGGTCGATATCGTCGCGGGTGAATACCGGCCCGAAGCGCGGGTCGGTGTAGCACTGCATGACGATGTGGATGGCGTTCATGCCGCGCCCGACCAGCGCCAAGGATGGCTCCCAACAGTCGTTGTTGGGCCAGCCTTTCAGCGCGCGCCGCACGCGCACGCCGAGCGGCTTGATGTACGGGTTGATGGCGCCGACCATGCCCTGGAACGTGGCCGTGAACAGGCCGAGGTACGCCGGCTGCGGCCCGGTCTGCACGAAGCCGAGGTACGCGCTGGGCTGCTGATCATCCTCGCCCATCATCACGGTGAAGGTGCCGTACAACCCGCCTTCCTTCTTCTCGCCGCCGTACAGATTCGGCTGGTAGATGGAGATCAGCCCGGATTCGGTTTGCTCGCCGGTCCATGCGGTTTTGTCGTCGCCGGTGATCTCCAGCAAGGCGTCGACCGGGCCATAGCAAAAGCCCATGTGCAGGCCCATGTACTCGCGGTAGCCGACAGTGACGGTGCTGCTCTTACCCATTGTTTTGTGCCTCGGCGCGGGCGATCGCCGCCACCCTCAACGCGAACGCATCGCCGGTGGCTTCCAGCTCGGCCGCGGGGATGCCGTTCGTGCGGAATGCGTTCCAGTCGATGCCGTAACGCACCGCCCATTCGCGACCGCCGCGCGCACACAGGCCGGCCTCGCGCAGGTGGGTGATGGTGGCGATCACCTCGCTCATTTACCGGACGTCGTCTGGATCGGCGAGGTCGACAAACTGCCGTACCACAGCACGTTGTTGTCTTTGATCCACACCTCGCCGAACACCATCATGATCTCGCGGCCGTCCTCGGCCGTGGGCACCTGCAGGTCGGTGAGCTCTGGCGGCTTCTTCTTGGGCGCACTGGGCAGCGTGGCATAGACGTAGATCGCCGCCAGCAACGCAATGATGAGGATGACCCATTCAACCGGTTCCATCTGATCAAAACCCCGGGTTGTTGTTGAAAGGCACTTTGGGCGGGATGTAAGGCTGCCCACCGTAGCGACGCAGGTTGTCGTGCTTGGTCTCGCAGTCGTCGGTGGTGCGGTTGCAGCCGGGATACGTGGCCACCACCGTGCCCACCGCGACGTTCGCCGGCGTCAGCAGCGTCAGCACGCCACCGACGTGCTTGATCACATAGCGCAGTTCGACCAGGCCGTTGGCGGTGGTCCAGGTGATGAAGCCGCCGTCGAACCAGCCGTCCGGCTTGGCGGCAAACGCGGCCGCAGTGACTGTGGTGGTGGCCACGGCAGTCAACGTGGCATCGACGCGCACGGCGGACATGCTGGCGCCGCAGCCGGGGCCATAGAGGTCATGGCGGCAGGTCTTCTGCCAGCAACCGGCCAGCCCGGTGGCCGCCAGCCCGGCTGACGCCGGCAGGCAATGGATGATGGCGCGGTGGTCGTTGTCCTCGATGTTGGACACCGAGCCGCCCCAGATGCCGCGGGCGGTGGTTTCACCGGAGGGCAGCACGCGCACCAGCAGTGTGATCTTGGCGATCGCCGCCACCGGCTGGAACTGCGACAGCACCGGCAGCGACAACGGCACGGTGAGGTCCAGCGTATTGCGCTGCAGCTCCTGGCTCTGGCTGATCTCGCTGCGCTTGATGGTGGCCGCTGCGAACGTGCGGCCCTGGTACACCACCGGCGTGCGCCGCTTGGCGTAAAGCCAGCTGGCCACGCCGCGGCGGAACTCGTAGAGCTCGACGTCACTCATTGCCGGGCACCTGCGCAAACTGCAGCGACACCGAGGCGCTGCCCTCGCTGTCGGTGTCGTGCTGGATCTCCACCGCATCCGACGCCAGCGCGCACAGGCTCATGTAGCTGATCTGCGCCACCTGCGCCGGCGTCACCGTCTGGCCCAGGGCGGCGGACAACGTCAGGCGCTCGGTGGTGGCGTCCACCTCCGCCCAGTTGGTGATGGCGCGATAGAGCACCGTGCCGCCAACCAGCTCGATGCGCAGCTGCGCGCGGCCCGGCTGGCCATGCAGGAAACGGGTGTAGCCGCACCAGGCGATATCGATGGTCCGCGACGTCGACGACACCGTGCTGGCCAGCGCCATGTCGTCTTGCCACGTGGGCAGCCACACACGGTTGACGCGGCCGGCGAAGTAGTAGAACAGCGAGCGCTGCGCCGCGCGCGCGGCGCGGCCCTGCAGCTTCCACACGTGCGATTGCGTGATCCAAGCCAGGCCGGTTTCATCGTCCACGCTGACTGGACCAATGTCGGCATCCAGCACATCGAGCTGGCGGCCATACACCACCGTGGGCGCAGTGCTCACTTCCACGCGGTGCTCCAGCACCGGATAGCCGGCGTACATCGTCGGCGGCGCGATCGCGGGCCAGTCGCACGCCTCGATCGCTTCCATGCGCACGTGGCCCGTGGTGTAGCGCGTGGTCGGCTGCTGCAGCTGCGGCTGCTCGGCCAGGCGGGTGATGCGCACCGGGTAGACGCGCGTGCCACGCGGCCACGCGTTCACCGTGGGCCGCACCAGCAACAATGCGTTGGTGGCGATCTGGTCCACCTCGACCAGCTCATACGCGGTCGGGCTGGACCAGAGCATGGCCAGGCCGCCAAGCGAGTAGTCCAGCCCTGCGGTGGCCAGCGGGATGCTGCTCGATGCTGCCGGCAACCTGGCCGCCAGCTGCACCGCGTCCACCGCCACCGGAAAGGCCCAGTTACGCGCGGACCAGTCGTACAGCGACGCCTCCAGCAACCAGCGATCGGCGCCAACCACCTGGGTGTCGAACTCCCAGGTGCGGTTGGGCGTGTCGCGCAGCGGGTAGACGTCCTGGTTGCCGTCGGCGGCCTGCTGCAGTTCGGTCAGCCATTCCAGGCGTTCCAGGATGCCGTTATGCCAGCGCGGCGGAATCGTCCAGGCGGTCAGGCGGTTGCCGGTGATCTCGACTGACACGGGATCGAGGCCAGCGAATAGCCAGCTGAGGGTCGCGTCGATGACCGGCGGCCCAGACGTGCCGACGGCGATAGCCCAGATGCGCTCTTGCAGCGGCGTGAAGGCCAGCGGGAATGCACCTTCGCCAGTGATCGTGATGCCCTCGGCATCGATCGCCTGAACTTCGGTGAGCGACAAGGTGCGATCGCGCCAGGCGTTCCACACCGTGATGGTGCGCGTTTGCACCGTGACCAGGTTGCCAAGCTCGATGCGCGAGGGCTTCACGTGCACGCGGTCGTAGTAGTCGAGCAGGTAGCTGTGCGCCAGCTGGCCCTCAAGCGAACGCGCCGCGGCGGTCACCGGGAAGTGCGTAGTGGTGGTGCCTTGGGGCGCACCGCCAACGATCGCAACATGCGGCGGCCAGTAGTCAACGTCGAAGCCCTGCATGGCCGCAGTCAATGCAGCCGTCACTGCGCCACCCTGCGCGTGGTTGACGTGCTGGCCGCTGATCGTGGTCATGGTGCTTAAGGCCCGTCGTAACGGATGGCCATGCCGAACGTGCCGGTATGCGTCACGCCGACGCCGCCATCTCTGGCTGCCACGTTCTTGGCTGCGAACGGATATGACTTCCAGCGGTCCGT